CATCTTGTTATCACTGGCGGTGAACCTCTACTAGGGTGGCAACGTGCTTATCCGGAGTTACTAGATCATCCTAGCATGGACAGACTTAAAGAGATCACCTTTGAAACAAACGGTACTCAAAAACTTACTCCAGAATTCAAACATTACCTAAGTGCATGGGCTGGACACACGGATGACCACAAAAGAGAAATTACATTTTCAGTAAGTGCTAAACTTCCTTGCAGTGGCGAGAAGTGGGAAGAAGCTATCAAACCAGAAGTTGTTTGTGAATATGAACAAGTTGGCACAGCATACTTAAAATTTGTTATTGCTACAGAACAAGACTTCGAAGATGCCCAACGTGCGACTGAAGAATATCGTGCGGTCGGATTTACAGGGCATGTTTATCTAATGCCAGTTGGTGGTGTAGAAAGCGTCTACGCATTAAACAATAAGAATGTAGCATTACTAGCAATGAAAAACGGCTTACGTTATAGTGACCGGTTACAAGTCCCACTGTTTAAAAACGAATGGGGTACTTGATGAAGAATGTTAACTATCATTACAGCAATGATAGATATAGTTCTTTGTGGACCTTGAGATTCAAAGGAATCTATATGTCCTTGCGCCGAAACAAAGTAGCAAAAACTTGGCATTTTTATATTAAGAGAATAACCGATTTAGACATTCTAGGTCTATATCATGAAATAGGATGGAAAATAAAATAATGAAAAAATTTATAGAACGATTATTTGGTATTGACAAGATTAGAGCAGAAGCAGAACGATCTATAGTCGTCGCAGCAGAAGCTGCTGAAGCAGCCAAAACAGCCACTGCGGCTGCTGAACGTGCTACAGAAGCAGAAGCACAGGCCAAACTATCACCAAAAGATCGAGCTACTCGAAAAAATGAACCGTGGGTAGGTGTACTAGAAACCCATGTTAATAAAGATAACATCCGTAATGGCTTTTTTGAGCTTGACTGGAATGACCATTTTGTGCTAAAATTAAAGCAAGAGGGATACGGTGAGGACGGAGACAAAGACGAAGAAATCGTAGATCGTTGGTTTCGTGAACTGTGTGCTAATGTAGTAGTCGATGGTGACTTTGGCGGTCCTGTAAACACAGGCGTTATTGATATTAAAACTGTGAAGAAAGATAATCTATGACATATATCTTAGTCGATACAGCAAACACATTCTTTCGTGCGAGACACGTTATCAACGGTGATGCTGATATCAAGCTAGGTATGGCCTTTCATATCACGCTTAACAGTATTCGCAAAGCCTGGCAACAGTTTAATGGCAGTCATGTGATATTCTGCCTAGAAGGTAGATCGTGGCGAAAGGATTATTATGCTCCTTACAAGCGTAATCGATCAGATGCTCGTGCTGCACATACAGAACGCGAACAGGAAGAGGATCGCGTATTCTGGGAAGCATTTGATACATTCAAAGAATTTATCACAGACAAGACTAACTGTACTGTATTACAAAATCCGCAATTAGAAGCAGATGATTTAATTGCAGGATGGATACAAACACATCCTAATGACAATCATGTGATCATCAGCACAGACACAGACTTCGTGCAATTGATCGCACCTAATGTCACACAGTACAACGGTGTCATGGAACATGTAATCACACATCAAGGAATATTTGATGACAAAGGCAAGCCAGTCATTGACAAAAAAACACAAGAACCAAAAGCAGCACCAAATCCAGAATGGCTGTTATTTGAAAAATGCATGCGTGGTGATACCAGTGATAATGTCTTCTCAGCGTATCCGGGTGTGCGTACTAAAGGCACGAGCAAAAAAGTGGGTCTTACTGAAGCGTTCGAAGATCGTGGCACCAAAGGATGGGCGTGGAATAATCTCATGCTTCAGAGATGGACTGATCACGAAGGCAAAGAACACAGAGTCTTAGAAGATTATGAACGCAACCGCCGATTGATTGATCTTACCCATCAACCAGACGATATCAAAGAGATAATTACAAATACCATTTCTACTGCAACCGCAGAACAAAAAAACATCGGCCAGGTAGGTATAAGATTAATCAAGTTCTGTAATTTATGGGATTTGAAAAAGATAGCTGATCAAGCACAGAGTTATGCAGAACCGCTCAACGCCAGATACCGTGACATCGAGACTATGTCAGTATGACCATACGGAGAGAGATAACAATGACAGACATACATGCCAAACCCATAATTGCAAATAAATTTTGGATCGTAGAAGAGAATGGTGAGAAGATTGCCACTCTGAGAAAAGATGCTGACAACAGATTTGTCATGAGCAATGAATCAGGTATAAAAATATACGAAACTAAAGATAGCCTAACACGACAGTTTGGCAAAAAGTTTTTCACAGTAAAGATTGTCAAAGAAGCTGACACAGCGTTGCCCAACGAAGTTCATGGTTATGCTACTAGTGCTGAGCCACATAATGCTATGTTTGATATTCGTAAGAAATTACCTTTGTTTACAAAAAGCAGTGATTCAAAAAGTCTATACTGTGCTGGTTACTACTGTATAAAATTCGAAAAAGGATGGGTCAAGAGTTTTTGTCCTAAAAAAATCACCCTTGAACGATATCCGTATCAAGGACCATTTAAGACTGAACTTGAAATGAAACTGGTATTAGCCAATGTCACAAAATAATTTACCAGAAACACTGCCTACGGTACAAAAACTTATTGCACGAATCAGTGTAGCTGATCGTAGTCAACAGAAAGAAATACGCATCAGTATACAAGAGGCCAGAGATCTCACTACAGAACTAGCACTGCTAACAGCCAAACTAGGAAGCACCGTTAGCGAAATACACCAAATGTTGGCTGCAATCAAAGAATCTACCACTCAAATAGACGTTAAATTCGACGGCGGACAGTTCTAAAAAAGACATAAATATATACGTGGTTAATTAGGAAACACGTATATAATGTCAAGACCCAAACCTAAAATTCTTTTAGAATATGCTAACAAAGAAACCTACAAGGTTGAGCAGATTCTCGACTCGGAAGCTATCTGGGCTGTGTTCTATAACGGCCAGCCATTCAATCTCAAAAGCGGCAGTCTTGTAGCCAGTTATCCCGGACCAAAATATAAAAAGGTCTCATTTTCAAATCCAGGACATGCACATAATTTGGCAAAGAAATTAAATCGATTGTTTAAGACCAAAGACTTCGCTGTGTACAAACTCACAGCAGGTGAAGAGATCAAATGATATGAACAAAGATGCCTATACCAAGGCGTTCTTACAGGCAGCAGAGTTACCCGTCAATGAAAAAAATATCAAAGACTATAAAGCCGTGTGGTGGTGGAGTTTTAGAAACAAAGATCAAGGCGGATTAAGATTGACTGAGCAGGCTTTGGAATTTATCGAAAAGTATGCTAAAATAAAAACTTACAAGATAGAATTTCCCAAAGAATTTGCATTTACTCCACAAGTGCTACTTTGGTTAGATAACTATATCGATTCACCGTTTTTCGTCAACAAAAAACATATTATTGTAATGAAAGAAAAAACTGCTTTTGAACTATATCTGCTCAGTGGCGATGTTCGCAAACTAGGTCACAGTAGAGCTATGAACAAAAGACTTAGCCAAGAATCCACCCCCGAATAATTCCACTGTATAAATATTTTCACTATGTTTGACCTTAATCCCATGGATGTTTTACAACAGAGAAATTTGCGTACACTCGCTCCGCATTTTTCTACGTTTACCATTACTGAAAACGAGTTGTTTAATGGCGTGGAAGATTGGGTTAAAACCAAGCTCAAAGGTAGATATTATATCTGCACAAAACCTGCTGTAGACCGCAGCGGGAATCTTAGATCTTCATGTGTAATCGGATTTGAAGATCATCAAGAACTAACTTATTTCATGCTTGCATGTCCACACTTAAGGAGAACACAATGACAGAAGAAACCAATGAAACAACCAGCACAGAATCTGTTGGCCAAGAGGCAGCACCTTCGCCGCAGTCTGCACCCGATTTAAATATCAGCGACCTACTAGCGGTAAAAAACATCATAGAGGTGGCTACTTCGAGAGGTGCTTTCAAAGCCGCCGAACTAGAAGCAGTGGGCAAAACGTTTAATAAATTAAACAATTTTCTAGAATCTGTATCTAAAAAGGAAGCCTAAATGCGAAGCCTAAAACACATAGGTAGAATTCAAAACACAGGGGTCAAAGTATTAGTGGTGTTTAGAACTCTGCCTGGAGAGTCAAACATGGCTCTAGTATTACCTGTGGCACAACTACCAGATCAATATCATGATTCAATTATGACTTTGGTAGAAACTGATCAGGCACAAGACGCATTCGAATTCGGCGAAATCATGCACATTCGTCCATTCCCAGATGGCAGACCTATGCTGAGGGCAATGCAAGCTGATGGTAGATTGATGAAAGTGCCTACTGATTCCGTGATGATGACTCCTACCACAAATGACACTGTGTTATTGGCCAATCTCAACACATTGATTGCAGAACAGAAAAACTGCACCATCGATGATCTATGCAAATTTGTAGCGGGGGCACCATCAGCTAAGCCAGTGGTCAAAGATATAGCCACAGTCAACGATATGACTCCAGCAGTAGATTCGGATATTCCTGCTCCTGTTAGGGCACAGGCTGATACGAACACAGCATTGTCTGATCGTGATCTTGCTAAATCATATCGAAGTCAAGCAGATGCTATGTACAAAGAAGCAGCTAGATTACGCAAAGAAGCAGATAACTTAGATCCGGTTATTAAAAAGACCAAAAAGGTAGAAGAAACTGCTGATGCCTAATCCTTTGTTTAAACCTCCGCGTCATCTTGTGAAAGAATGGCCGGAGGTTTTTGAAGATCTTTACATGAACACCATGCCCGTGGCCTACCTAGACTCAGTGAGATTAGATTTTACAGATGGCCGAGTATGGGAAATTGATGTGCGAACAGAATTGACCAAGCAAGCGCCCGAGGGAATTGCAGAGATTCTGTTCAGCACTCTTCAAGAATACAAAGACGAAATCAAGAAAATTGATTTCAAAGTCGATATCGAGAAGCTCAAAAAAGACATATTAGATTCAACCAAAACAATATTATAATTTTGGAAATTGTATATTTCTGACCTGTTCGTAGAATTTTACACGTTCTAAAAATTCTTCGAACAGTTCTGGATTGCCAGGAGTGGCATTTATTTTTTCGAAGTAACTTCTAAGCATATCAAATCGTTGTGTGTCCCCAAAAAAACTATTTAGAAAAATTTGATTTTCTTCTTCCCACTTAGAATAATCTTCATAACATTGCTGTTTGATATGCGTTGGTAGATTAATTGGGTCAGCCCAATTAGGAACGTACACATAGTTAACCATTGGATGACATTCTATTGAAGTGCATTGTGTGGTAATATCTTTTATCCAATCTAAATATTGTACGAAGTTTTGTATATTCAAAGAACTAAAGGTAGAATGAATTTGTATTGCTATGTTACCTTGATCTTTAGCAATTTGATCAACAGTGTGTAAATTTGCGATGAGCTTATCCCATTTCATAGGAAAACGTATAAATTCATTTAGTTCAGCATAAGCATCGACGCTTACACACAAATAAACTCTTTTAAATTTTTTCCAGCATTCTAAAATTTCCCTAGGCAATTTAGTTAAATTACTATTGTAACTAATTGTGATATTCTTAGCTACATCTAACTCTATTAATTTTTTTAGAAAATCTTGGTGTTCAATAATCAAAGGTTCACCGCCTACAATGTGTATTCTTTGAACATTTGCAATATACCCGTACAATTTTTCAAACACTGCTGTGTCATTAAACCAATCTAGTTTAATAAGTCTTTTATATGTTGTTTCATCAATCTGTTTAGTTTCAAATTCTTCTTTTAGAAATAGGGTGCTATTATATCCATTGCACATAACACATTTAAGATTACACCTGTTGCCAAAAGTAATGTCTAAATATAAAAATTCTAAATTTTTTATAGTTCCATCTGGTTCACATTTAGCTAACCAATCGTTCAATACATTGTCGGTTTGAAAACTTTCATTAAACCATTGTCGCCAGGATATCTGTCCTTGATCTTCAATTTCCCAGCATTTTTTACAACTAGGGTGTCTACGATCTTCGATCATAAATTGTCGAACTTCTTTGTGTAAAGGATTATTATATTCTTTGTCTAAATCAAAGTTTGGTTCAGATATTGACTTGTTTAAAAACACTCTATCCCAAGCATTGTTATTACAACATATTCGTGTTTTTCCAGCGTTATCAATACTGAAAGCTGTAAACGGATATAAACAAAAGTTTTTTCTTGTCATTTTTCTTTAGTAATTAAAATATCTGTACCGCAATGACAATAATCTTTTTGGCAAATAACAGCCTGTGAGTTTATATCAAATGTTGAAAACACATTTCCTAGTATAGGACCCTGTCCACAACTAGCTGCTTTCATAATTCCTGTAGAACTTATAAAAATAGATTCATTAACATTACATCTCCAACCCTTAAAGAAATTGCGTTGTTCTGCTATTAATCTATTGCTATTTATAATCTTAGAAGATCCATCATCATAGTGTTCGGTGCATGATAGATTTACAGTTGGCGTAGGTTTGTCTATTGATGTATAACTTTCAAAACTATTGTGTTTAAAAAATTCATTTATTCTAGGATCAGTATAATTCCAAGGAACAGCATTAACACTCATTTCATCTAATAAAGGAACCCACTCCAAATTATAGTTCTTTAATCTTTGTTTT